CAGAACCATTGGCTAGGGCAGCGTATGAAGCCCATGCTGACGTTTTAGTTGATGAGGTTGCCATGATTACCCACCCAACGATTGAAGCCGCTGGCGCTTCTCCTGATGGGCTTGTGGGCGATGATGGACAGCTTGAGATTAAATGCCCCAACACAGCTACGCACATCGACACCTTGCTGACGCAGACTGTGCCAGGTAAGTACATCACGCAGATGCAATGGCAAATGGCTTGTACTGGTCGCAAATGGACAGACTTTGCGTCATTTGACCCAAGACTGCCCACAGAACTTCAATTGTTTGTAAAGCGCGTACCCCGTGACGATGCCTACATTCAAATGTTGGAGAAAGAAGTTGTCCAATTCCTGACCGAACTGGATGGCAAAATTAAGAAACTAAACGAACTGAAAGAAACAAATGGCAGTAATTTATGATGTGGTTGCGACTACTGGAACTTATGAAAAAGACGGTAAAACAATGTACCGCACTCAAACAATTGGTCGGGTCATTGAAACCGCAAAAGGTTTATCTTTAAAAATTGATCAAATCCCTTTGGCAGATGGTGGATGGTCTGGATGGGCATCGCTTTTTACTCCACTAACTGATGAGCAAAAAGAAGCAAAACGCAATGGTGTTGCGACAAAAAAATCATCTAAAGAATTTGACGATATAGATTTTTAATTTTTCGGGGGTGAAAGTCAGCAATTTGCAGTTGCCAATGATTAGTAGCCCCCATCTTTTTAGGAACCAATATGTTTGAATTTTTCAGAGCAAGAGCAACAGACGCAATCACCAGCTTCAAGGCGGCTGAATCCGTCAAAGACGTAGCAAAGATGCACCATGAGGTCATTGTTGCGTGTTTACAACGCTTCGGGCCATTGGGCAAAGACGGTATTGCTAGGCATACAGGGCTGCAAAGCAACCAAGTGGCCAGACGCATGAATGAGCTGGAAAAGATGGATTTGATTGAGTTAACTGGAAAACAGGTAACGTCTAACAGCGGCAGGGGCGAGCGTGAATGGCGCTTTAAACCTAAACAACAAGAGCTGCTATGAGCCTTGTACTTATCGGACTATTTATTGATTGGATGCTAGATGACTAAAACAGTTTTAGCGCCTGGCGCACCTTGGCCTGACCCAAACGAAAAGCGTGTTGTTACAAAAAGACAGGTTGAAACACCGCCTAAACACTTTGTTTGGAAAAGCAAAAATGTAGATTACTTTGCGGAAACTCACAATGAGTTGCTTCAGCCCAAAAAAGGCCAAGGCAACCCAAATGCGGCAAAAAACTTCGAGAAGTTTAATCTTCGATCTTTGTGATGACGTAGGTGGAGACAGCCGCTGGCTCGTCTTCATCTTCTTCGTCTTCTTCTTCATCCAGCTCAATGATGTGTTCGTAGTCAGCAGCCCAACCGTTTTCTTGCTGGAACTCAATAAACTCGCGCAGCATTTCGATCTTGTCAAAGTCGCTAGTCTCAATAGTGACCTTCTCGTCACCACCCCAAGCCGAAATGTCGATTTCAATCTTATACATGATTAGTCCTTTAAACATTGATGATTTGCCCACGAAACTCGATCTGCCCTTCAGCCCACTTGTGAACCAACTCAGGCCAAAGTAGTTTCCCATCCTTAAATGACAAAACAGCGAAACCTGAACGCCAGTTCACAGGTGCGTCTTCTAAGTAGTCCATAAATTGTGGGCCATTTGTTTCGGCCAGCGTACCCGTATCAACCCCAAAACGGTTGCCGTTGTAATCAGCGTATGGTGTCACCTTGAGGCTATGTAGATGCCCTGTAACCATTGTTTTACCGCTGTTAACCGTGTTGTTATGGGTAGCATGAACACCACCCTTCCAGCGGTGCTTAACGACCACATCATCAGTCACCCAACATGACCAACAGGGTTTCCACGCAGGGAAGTGATCTTTAAGGGAAAACCCTTTAACCTGTTCGTACTGTGGTGCGTTAGCTGCTAGACGGTTTTCAAACCTAGCGTCATGGTTGCCAAGCGTCCACACCAACTGGACATTGTGACGGGCTTTCTTTGCGGTTTCTTCAATCTCACCCAAAGCCATTTCACAGGCTTTTAGTTCTTGAATTACAGAAGGGCTTGAATCCCACCCAATACGAGGATGACGGCTAATGGAAGCACCGTCAAAAACATCCCCGTTAGCAATAACTGCCTTCGGTTGCAGTTCCTTAATAGCCCATAACAAACCACGATAAGCAGTAGTGTGAATACCTGGCCAAAAATGTGAATCAGAGAAAACAATGACAGTTCCATTCTCCACCCCAAGATGTGACCGCGCGGCGTTTCTGCTTGCCTGATTTGCAATGGTGTGATTATATTTTTGCGTTGCAGGGCCAACGTCTAAGTTTATTTTTAGCCGCGCCTCTATCCGTCTGCGTCTAGCGTTCACTTTTCTTTCAGAAGTGCCAAGAATTTCCGCTAGTTTTTTAGTAGAAGCATGGACTTCCCACAATTCTAAAAATTCATTTTCACTACATAACGGCTGCGGCATATCAATCCTTTAAGTTAATTCGCCAGTACAGGGTTTCTTTAACGCCCCAAGGGTTCAACGGCTCATATAGTTTGAAACCGCAAGCGATCAAACTATTTGAGGATGCAGGGTTTAGATATGTATCGGTGATGAGCCAATTCCAGCCTAATGCTCTGGCTTGGCGAATACGCGCGCGAATAAGTCTTTTCTGTAATCCGTGTCCGCGATGGCTAGACAAAACGCCTGCACGACACAGATAGCCCACATTAGTCCAACGCACAGAACGAATAAGACCGCCAAAAGCGCATGGCAAATTTTGTGCGTCATAAACTATCCACCACCATCCATAGTTAGTGTCAGAAGGCGCATCCCCTGGCAAGCACTTCTGTTGAAGCAATGCCAGCGTGTCCTGTATAACAAGAGAACGAATGTCTACGCGCTTAATTTTCATAAACGCATTAGACGTTTTCAGTATGACCTATTTATGAATAAGCGCGTGTGCCAGCTTTATCAATAATCAAAGCCTGTTTGCGTGGTGCAGTTGCAACAGTATTTGGAATAGAAATGTGTGTCCATCCACCGCCTGTTGGCGTTGCAAACTCGCGAATCACTTGGTCGTAGCTAATGCCAGATGCAATGATTGCCTTGACCACCTGATCTGGTGTCATGCCTGGCACACGAATATCGGCAGCGCAACCAATACGGTGTTGGCTTGTGTCTTTACTGCCAACCGCATCATTGACTTGTTTACATCTGAAAGCAGAGTTAACCATGATTGGTTTGCCAGCAAGCACAACTTTGACCTGTTCTAAGAAGTCAGCCAATCGGACTAGGTTAGCCAACTCTGCGTCATTTGGCGTGTTGTCAAACTCGCGGTGGTCTGTGTGTGTAAGTTCTTCAAGCGTAAAGTGTGGAGTTATTTGCATGATTCATTCCTTTCAAAATAAGCGCCGCGGCGATGCCATTCTTTTCTTTGATTGCAATTGGCGCACAGTATTTGATAACGATCTTTAGGGAATCCATGTTTGATGATCCAGCCATATAGATTGTTGCCATTTAGCCTGTTTCCAGATGGTGTCAAATCTTTGCTTCCGTCATCGTTAATGTGGTCTATGTTCAAAACAATTGGGTCTTTTTCACCACAATTCGCACATCCACCGCCATAAGCGTTGATGACTTGGATTTTGTTTTTCCAGCGAAGAACTTGATGTTTTTTGTTTATAGCCGCAAAGGTATCTGGATGTATCCAATGCTCTTTTCCAGAACTGGTATATCCGTTCAAACGGTAGCCGTCATCTCGGAAACTTCCTCTGGGTAAATTCATTTGACTGCCCTCATCATTTCTTCAGTTTTAGATTTGCTACCAGCAGATGAACCACGGTGAAAGTTAAGCACAGTACCGCACATGGTAATCAACGAACCAATGGCCATGTAAGCAATCTCTTTATTTTCAACTGGAACGCCTTTAAAGAACACAATCCAAGTCATGATGATGGTTGCACTCACAATCGCAAAATCAAGGATGTAAGCCGCGTTCTTAGCAATCCATGCAGCATTGGCAGATTCTTGAATCTTGCTGTTCATGTCGCGGGCATCGGCGGTATTGGCCATGTCTAGCTTGGCATATTCCAATTCCAACTCTTGCAGCTTCGCGGCGGCAGCAGGGTCGCCTGCAATAGCCTTGGCTACCGCTTCTACGCTATCTTCAACCCCAAAACGACTAGCAATAGCAGATACGGCAGCACCGCCAAGAGGACCAGCAACAGCAGTTGCAAGAGTAGGCGCAATGCCTTTAAGTAAGTTAAACAAGTCATTCATCGTCTTTTCTTTCTAAAAGTTTTTGCTTGCGTTCTTTTTCCTCAATGCGCGTCAGCAATGCCTCTGCTTTATTGAGCTGCTTACTTTGGTAGGCGACAGCAAATGATAACGCCATCATGATAAAAATCATAAGCGTGACGATTGCTACCCAAAACCAAAATTCTTTCATAGTGCTAAATACAGTCCAATTAGCTCCAGCGTTACGACTGTTATTACCGCCCCGTAACTCAACTTTGCTATCAGAATTTCTTGACGGTGTTCGTGTTGCCATGCGGTGTCTCGCTCTTTCTTACGTTTCAACTCACGCGCAACCTCTTGTTCTTCCAAAATCTCGTCATACTTAACAAGGAATTCTTGATACATTGCACCAAGACCTAAATCTTGTGGTGTGCCGTAGATCATGGCCTGTTTAAGCTGTTTGTTCAGTTCCTTCATCTGCCATTGCATTTCAATTCGGTCAATCGCACTATCGGCAACTTTTTCTGTAGTAAGAGCTTCTTCTTCTAGTTCCCGACAATGCGCTTTTAGGTGTCGGATGGCTTCAAAGTACACCTTCAAGTTTTCGCAGATTTCGTGAACGGTTCTAGCTTGGAACTCCTC